TATACCGGCTGGTTGTGTATTCTCTCTATAAGACCCATCCAATAAAATAGAAAAGCTAATCAATATATTTTTTTCATTTTCTGCGTTATAATTTCCCGTAATCATCCAGCCGGTTAGATGACCATTCGGATTTACACCCGGGCCAATTGCAACATATACTATACTACCATCGGGATTTGTGCGTATTATATTTAAGCTTCCATCAGTGGATGCAGGTACAATATCTTGAGGAATATAATTATATGGCCAATTCGTATAATTGCTCCATTCATTACGTAGATTTGCATCACTGCGTTGAAAATAAAATAAATAGGAACTAATCATTCCTACCGAGTCCAAATCTATTTTATTTGAACCAGTCACATTATAAAATTTCGCCTCACGTACTTGTTTGAAAAGATATTTCTGTTCATTTAATGCAAAGATACGAGATTCTTCATTGGATAGAAAACAATAGGTGCAATTCAAGTGAATATCTGCGTTCCAAATAGTACGTTGGTCTGTATAAGAATTTATACCTAATTCAATATCAGGTGGGGTTTGTAAAAAACGATAGAATTGCATATAATATAAATTAAAATTGGGTGCTACATATGGATAATTATTCAACGAATCATACACATCACGAATTTGAAATAATTCAAAAATTGGGCGCATAGTGACATTGATATGCAGCTCATTGTATTGCAGGGAAATCAACGGGAATGCCATTTGCGTTTTCAAATTGAACCACGCATTTAATGGAATATATAATGTGCGTCCGCGAATAGATGGCTCTGCACCCACCGGATTTGTTGTATAATATGCATTTGGATAAGCATTCACACGTGCCCCGGCGCTCGCCGGATCATTTATTTCCGGAACATTTCCAATCATTTTATCAAAAAGAGCCTTTTTATCAGAAGAAAAATCGCGCTGAACCGCGGCTAATAGATATGCTCCCGAAAATTCTTGAATTGTTTGGTTTCCGCAAGTAATAGTAATTTTGGAAATCATTTGTGCTCCCAAATTTTCAATCCAGCGAAATTCATAAGGAATCCATTGAGTATTATTTGCGTTATCTGGATTAATATCCGTTTCATTAGGGGGTATAATAGGACTCCAAATATTGGGCAAATCTACCGACAAATAACAATCCATTAATAAATCAGCATAACGAGGTATCTTAAATGTAAAAGTGGATTCTTCCGATAAACGCAATGTTTTAGCTCCTTCAAAATCTACTCTAAATTTTTGTAGGCCAAAGTTTGTATAATGTGCATAGGATGATTTAAAAAATGTTTTTGATGGGTTTCCATTTAATATAATATTTTGTTGGCCTTGACTCACCAATTGAAGTAATCCTCCAGCCATGACGTAATATAATATACAAGAATATATTATATTTATATATTAACCCATGAAATATTAATTCAATTCATAAAATTCATAAAATTCATAAAAAATGTAGTATTGTAGTAAAAAATAATGTATTATAATAAGTTAATAATGGCTGATAATAACGGACCTTCTACATCTACATTTCATAATATGATAGATAATATTAAGAATATAAATTTACAAAGCTTATTACTTAAGGAAAATTTTATGTCTATCGCTCTTTTTGTATTATTTTTATTAATTTTGATTGCTGTACTTATATATTATTTTATTATGAAAAATCTTTCATCAAAAGAATGTAAAAAAATGGATAAATTATATTCCGATTTAGATACAAAAATTCATTCATTAAATGCAAATGACCCGAATTGCAAATACTCTTTACGAGATTATTACATTAAAACATCATACAATTGCTGTAGTGCCGGTTCTTATACAAATGATTTTGTTGATATTTGTTCTTTAAAAAATGTTTTACGCCAGGGTGTCAGAGGATTGGATTTTGAAATTTATTCTATTAATGATAAACCAGTTGTAGCAACTTCCTCCGTACCAAGTTATTATATTAAGGAAACCTATAATTATGTTGATTTTGGAGATGTCATGAATTGTATTAGCAATTATGCATTCTCTAGTTCAACGGCTCCAAATCCACAAGACCCTATCATTTTTCATTTACGATTTATGAGTAATAATCAAAAAATGTTTGATGCTTTGGCGGCATTATTTTTTAATTATGATTCGCTCTTTTTAGGTTCGCATTCTAGTAATGAAAATGAAACCAATAATGTAAAACAAAATTTTGGAACAACTCCAATACAATCTTTAATGGGAAAAATTATTGTTATTGCGGATAATACCAATAAAAGTTTTTCATCCAATCCGGAATTTTATGAATATGTAAATTTAACTAGTAATTCTATATTTATGCGTGCATTAAACTATTATAACGTTAAAAATACGCCAGACCTTACTGAATTGCAAGAATATAATAAACAAAATATGACGATTTCTATGCCGGATATTTCCACAAAACCGGTAAATCCGAGTGGAATTATATGTAGAGAAACCGGGTGTCAAATGCTTGCTATGTGTTATCAATTGAACGATGTATTTTTGCAAGAAAATAATCAATTTTTTGATCTAGCTGGTTATGCATTTGTATTGAAACCGGAAAATTTGAGATATAAAGAAGTGACTATTGCTGCACCAACTGCACCAAACCCGGCGTTATCATATGCAACGCGAACAGTTAGTAGTGATTATTATTCTTTTAAGATTTAGAATAATTAGGAATAATTATTCATTTGTTACATTATTAGAAAATAAAATGTACGATGAAAGAAGTAAATAATCTATTTTAATAATTTATATGTAAAATTTAAAAAAAATAATAATAATAATTTTATATGATGAAAATATCTATAATAGGAACCGGACAGATCGGTTATGATTTATTATGTAAAATAATTAAATTAGATTTTGTTGAGATTGTCGCATTTGTCGGAAGGCGCAAATGTAGTAAAATTTTACCCAATGGTATAAATTATAGTGATAAAAGCATAGAATATTTTTTATTAAATCCAAAATGTTGCGATGTTGTTTTTGATTGCACCGATGCATATTCTGCAGTTGTAAATTGGAAAATTTTTGAAGAACAGGGTATTAAAGTAATTGATTTAACCCCATCAAATATTGGGAATTTTTACATACCAAATATATCTTCTCCTCCAGGTTTAAATATAAATATGGTTACATGTGGAGGGCAAGTTTCTATACCATTAATAAAATATATAAGTACTAAATTAAATAACATAACTTATGCTGAAATTGTAACACAAATTAATTCCGAAAGCGCTGGAATGGCAACCCGTATTAATATAGATAAATATATTGAAACAACCGAAAATGCGATATACCAATTTATAAATTTATTAAAATGTAAAGTTATTCTCAATATTAATCCAAATATTTATTCAACAATGCAAACAACTATTTTTATAAAAACTCCAAATTATAATGATTTTGAAGATTTTGAAGAATTTGTAAAAACTATTCAAGAATATATAAAGGATTATCATGTTTCCAAACCAATATGGCTTTCCCCTAATGTATTAATGGTACATGTTAATATAAAGGGGTCAGGAGATTATATTTCAAAATATTCCGGTAATTTGGACATTATAAATTGTGCGGCAGTACATGCACTGAAAAATATATATAGTAATAATAATTAATATAAATGTTATTACTTATAGTAACTATATGAAAGTGAGTGAAATTGTTAGCTCTTTTTTAGTTAAACATAATATTACTACTGTTTTTGGAATTATAGGTTCAGCAAACTCACATTTATATGATTCATTTAAAAATAACAATATCGCAATAATTAATGTGCATAATGAACAATGTGCCGTTATTGCGGCAGGAGCATATTTTAGAACTACCGGAAAATTAGCTATTGCACTTGTTACCGCGGGTGGAGGCGCTACAAATTCAATTACTGGAATTGTAAGTTTATGGGCAGATTCAACACCAACAATAATAATTTCTGGTCAGGAATCATCAAATTATATTTCTGAACATTCAGACCGAAGAATGTATGGAACGCAAGGTTTTGATATTTCTCATATGGTTTCAAAAACGACAAAATATTCAAAAACAATAATTAGTTCAACCACAATTCAAGATGAATTAGAAAAATCATATTCTATTGCATTAAATGGTCGGAAGGGACCTGTATTATTAGATATACCTTTTGATATACAATCGCAAAATATTGCATTTCGTGAATGGAATGATTATAAACCAGAAATAATTAATAATGGAATTTCTAATATTGAAGAGTTGATTTTAAACTCACGGCGTCCAGTTTTTTTAGCTGGACATGGAATTAAATTGTCAAATTCTGTTGAAATCTTTAAAGATAAAATAAAAAATATTGAAATTCCAGTTCTATTAACATGGTCTGGAATTGATATATTAGACGATGAACATCCGTTGTATTTTGGAAGACCTGGTGTATATGGCCAAAGATGTGCAAACTTTATTTTACAAAAATGTGATTTATTAATAGTTTTGGGTAGTAGATTGACGTTACCGCAGTCCGGGTATGATTTTAAAGAATTTGCAAGAGATGCAAAAATTGTTATGGTTGATGTTGATAAAACAGAATTTAAAAATTTTGCCCATATATGTATTCAAACAGACTGTAGTGAATTTCTTAAACAATTAAATATGAATTATTCTAATCAACTATGGTTGAATGAATGTATTTGTTTATCAAAGCAATTTCCTTTTATAGAAGAATCACATAATGATGACATTTTTCCAAATTCATATAGAATAGTAGATAAAATGTCCGATTATTTAAAACCCACTCAAATAATTGTAACAGATATGGGAACAGCTTTATTATCAGGACATCAAGCAATTCGTCTAAAATCTGGACATACAATGTTTTCATCATATGGATTAGGAGAAATGGGATATGGTCTTCCAGCTGCTTTAGGTGCAGCTATTTCATCTCCTGAAAGAGAAGTATTATGTTTAAATTGTGATGGTGGTATGATGATGAATTTGCAGGAAATACAAACTATTATACAACATAAATTAAGGGTAAAAATAGTTATATTTAATAATGATGGTTATCTAATGATAAAACATACACAAAAAATGTTATTTAAAGGTTCGTATAACTCAGTCGATTCCAGCACAGGTATAGTTCTACCAGATTATATGCGTGTTGCTGATGCTTTTGGATATAAAAAATTTCAAATAAAATCTTGGGAAGATTTTTATGAATATTTTCCACAATTTATGGATTTTGATGGACCCTCAATATGCGAAATATTTATGCCACCAATGCAAGATTTTATTCCAAAAGTAAAAGGGGTTGTAAATCATGATAATAATAGCATATTTGCACCACCTATAGAAGAAATGTCACCACTTTTAGAATATAGTATTATTAAAGATATAATGAATAATAATATTTCTAAGAAGTCTGATTTAATTGTA